ATTTATTATCATCTTCAGTATCTAATACGCTTACACTTTTAATAGAAACTAAATCACCTGGTAAATCATAATCTCTTGTATTTTTAGTAATATTAATTTTTTTAGTTTTTGTAAATATTTCATTTTGAGAATTTAATAAATTTATAGCATCTTTTATATAAGCAATTACTAAACTTGTATCACGAGAATTAACTCTTTCCATTATTTCTAAAACTTTCACTATCTTTCTCTCCTTTGAGATTGTTGTTGTTGTTCAGGCGCTCCTAAAGCTCCTGTAATTGATTGTAATTCTGCAATAGCTCTTTGATAATAAGAAATAGCTGTTTGTAGTCTTTGATTTGCAACTGCTAAATCTCCTTGAGAAACTTGCAATACTGCTTGTGCCATTTCTGAGTCTTCATCTTCTAGCCAATGTATTGCTGATAAACTTGTTTTACTTGTAGCATCAGTAGAAGCAATTCCTCCTTCTAAAATCTTTTCAGCGTCTAAAGTATTTGATAATCTTAACATATCTAATGACGCCGCATAAAATAACGCAACATTTTCAAATTCCGTTAATACCCAAGAATCTGTATTTTCGTCAATTATAGGGGGTGCTGAATAAACAATAACTCCTTTATCTCCTGCGCCCGCAGCAACAGTAGTGTCTGATGCATCCCCTGGTTTTCTATAATCATTACTACCTGAATGGTCATTATAATCAGGGTCTGGTTTAATATATATTTTACCACTCAGTCTATAATATTTAGGAAACATTTTTGTAGGAAATTGTATACTATCTGCTTCATCAGTTAAATGAATTGCTATATCTGGAATTTCTTGAGCTATTCTTTTTTTGCTATTATCCATACGATATACTGCTAATATTTTATCATAAGCTAAAGAAGAACCTGCACCTATTAAATTTTCATCACTACTGTTAAAACCTAAAATTTCCACTTCAGAAGCAATAGACCATAAAAACTTTTCAGGCAAACTAGATACAATAAACTTAGCACCTGCATTTAGATGTTCTACTAGAAATCTAGCTTTGGAAGCGTTTCCAGTTATATTATTTACTTTTTCCCATAATTTCATATATATCTCCATATTCGCAAATGGGTCCCCGTAGGGAGAAAGGAGGTAAAGAACCTACAAAGACCCAATGCAAATTATCTATTTAGATTATGTCCAAATAGCGTGTGATTCTGGCATCTTATATTCGAAACCAGCTTCAGTTAGAATCATATCTACTCTTTCATCTCTACCAGTGTTCTCTAATCCTTGAACTCCGACATAGATAGAAGTGTCTCTATTAATTCCATTACCAACTAATGGTCTGTAAGCTACATTATTTAAATTTAATGCAAGAACTTTAACTTGTGAACCATCTAAAGCAATACATCTTGACACATTCATGTCTCCATATACTGTTGAGAAAGTTGTCACGTCTAGTCCCATTACTTTTTTACGACCAGTAACTGCAAGGTCTGCACCAAATAGTCCATGTCCTCCGACATTTTCATTACCTGCTACATTTTGAGTTGCTTGATTCCCAATAGCTAGATTATTTCTAAAGAATCCACCTAGTTTATGCAACCAAGTATATACAGCAGTACTACATAAGAATACTGTTGCTTTGTCTTGATTGTATCTTGGGTCTTGATATTTTGACATATCATCTAAGAAATCATCGATTGTCTTAGTTCCTGTATCTAAACTAAATAAATTACCATAGTTTAATACGTAGTCAATTGCACCTTGAGTATGTTGAACGCTACCTGATTTATATTGAGTACTGAATAGTCCAGCGTGCTCAATATCCCATTTGTGTTCAATTAGTTTGTCTTTCCAGATTCTCGCCCACTCATTTGGTTCATAATTTAGAGCTGTTGCTCTTGCAGTATTAGTCATACCGAACTCAGTTCTAAAAATCTGAGTTGCACCATAACCAGTTGAGTATGGATTATCTTTCCATTGTTTATCAATTAAGCCAGAACCTTCTTCAAAAGAATTACCAACAACGTATGAACGTTTAGCTTCTAATGATTCAGCAATGCTTTCATCATATACTTCATAGTCAGCTTTATTACCTGAGAATGATGCTAACTCTTTATGAGTACCATCATATCTAAGTACTGTACCTTCTATTCTTACATATGTACCGCCAGATGGACCGCCAATGCTATTTGCACTAAAGTCGTGTCCTGTAACAGCAGCAGGGTCTAAGGTAATACGAACTAACATATAGTCAGTCATTGCACCACCATTAGCTGTTGAACTCATAGGTACTTTGATGATTTGATTTTTAAGGAAAAATTCAGGAGCTGTTCCAGCTGCTCCAACCATAATTTTTCCGTTTGATTGTCCAGAAACATTTTGAATGTTACCAGCACTTAAGTAGTCTCCAGCCATAAGTAATTTTACTGTATCGCCTACTACTAATACACCTGAGTCGTTGTCGATTGCACGTACTTGTGCATCGTTCCAAACTGCGGTTCCAGCTGCTCCAGCTGAACCATGAGCCCAACCAACTACATAAGCATAACGCTTAAGAAATGATTGTCTCTTTTCGGTGAATTTAAATTCAGGGTCGTCTGTTGGTTTTTTTGATAACATAGACACTAGTCTGAAAAATGGGGTTTGGTCTAAAGCCAATTCCGAAAATCTTTCAGAAAAATCATATCGTCTACGTAAATCACCAGTCAGCTTCCCACTTGCAGCTATTGCTGCGCTTGATTCTGTCAAACCTGTTGAGCTTGACAAAAAGAATGGATTATCTGCCATTTTATTTCCCTCCTAGGGGTTTTAGGTTGTTTACATTAACTTGTCTAACCCAGAACCTTGAGCAAGTAGCTTGTCAAAAACGGCATCGTCTACTGATTTTTCTTCCCTTTGTGTATTCCCAGCTGATGCAACACTTTGTGGCATTTGTCTAACATTTTTCATTTGTTGTATTACTTCATCTCTAGTGTTATTAGCGACTTGTGAGTCTCTATTATCTCTATTTTTCAAATAATATACATCTTCTAATGTTAGCTTATGTGATTTTGCATAATCCATTAAATCATTATAGTCTGCTTCTGAAACATCATGCTTACTTTTAAAAGCTGTTTCTTCAGATGCTCTACGTGATTGCATGGATTGTTTTTTAGCAAAATCTCCCAATCTTCTTTGCACCACCCCATCTACTGTTGCACTAAACAATTTAGCAGATGAAGAGTTAGGGTCTGACAAAGCATCATCATAATCAAATACGAAATCTTCGTCTAAGCCAAGCTGCTCTTTTACGCTCGTTGGAGCTGAGCCGCCACCCTCAAAATAATTTTTCACATGAGAAATTAAATTAGGGTCTTCTTTCATTGCATTTAGTAAAGGCATATAAGGTTCTAACTCTGTTAAACGATTATTAAGTCGCTTAGCTTCACGAGAAGAGTCCGAATATCTCTTTTCTAAATTATCTACACCTAGTGTAGACTGTTGCTCTTCAACAGGGTTCTCTTGTGGAGAAGTTGTCTGTGATACCTGAGCTTCATCAATTGGCTGTTCTAGTGTTTCACCCATAACTTGTTTGTCAAGCTGAGAAAAAAATTCTTCAGCCACAGTATCATTTTCCTGTGGGGTTAATGGTCTGTCTGTATCGTCAACCATTAAGTTGTCCTTGTTATCATTCATACTGCACTCCTTCTAATTTACAGTTATTTTTCTTTATTATCAACACTATTCTTTTCTTTATCTAGTGCTAATTCTTTTTTATGCATTTCTACGGAATCTTTCATCCTTCCTTGCAATACTTTTTGTTGAGCTTGTGATTCTACTACTGATTTATCTATCGCAGCAGCACCTTCATTAATTTTATCTTTAATACCAGATTGAACCACTTGTCTTTCTAATGTTTCAATAGTTCCAGTTTGATTTTTAATAATTTCTTCCATTTCTCCTAATTGTCCTTGCAATTGAGAATATAAGCTTTTTCTTTGTAATAATGCTTTTTTATTTCTTATATCGGTTTGTTCAATCATAGCAATATCGTCTATTAATCCAGATTGATACCATTTGAAATATTCATCTAATAATGCCCATCTATTTATAGGTTGTGTTGAACCTGCAACAATTCTAACATCAAATTGACTTGAAGGGTAATCATTAAATCTTTCTACTACCTCACCAAAACTATTATACATTGGAATATTAATAGTCACTTCATTAATTTCACCTTCTGTTTGACCTTCTTCTGGTTGAACTATTCTAAAAACTTTTTGTGTTGTATATACAAATTGAGAAATGTCTTTAAATATACTTCCC